CTTATGGTCGTGAAGAAAATCTGCAAAGCGTGCCCCGTGTTACTCATTGGCCTGCTTCGGTTTGCATTCAGGTGGTTCATAGCAGTGTGCTTGGCCTCCTCTTTGCCCGGAGCGGGTGAGAAACTGGCTCGCCTCGTTCAGTCTCACAGACCTCCGACAAGGACTGTGAACCTCGGCAATCTCCTTGCTGATCGTCTCCGTATGATCCGCACTGCAGACTGTTCCGGGAAGCTTGCTGGGTCTTATGGCCCAGTGATTGCGGTCAGGCTTGTACTGGTTCGCCTTTGGGGTGTCTTTTCCCCCATCTTGCGTGTGCTAGCCACGACTATGAAGTCCTCCATTTCTTCCAAGTACTTGCACAGGTCCCTGATGCTACTTGTCAGTCTCGCTGCCGCTCGAGTTTTGTATTTACTCAAGCGGTTCGTATTCATTAGCGATGACAGACGGCAGCGCATCCTTTCAGGTGGCCAGCTGCCAACGAACGGTTTGCGAGGCATTGTCCGTGAAGCGTATGCGTCCCCGGAAAAACCATCCGCGGATCACCCCCACGGCGTCTCTGCCGCCTTTAGGCGGACTGCATCCCACCTCGCTGCCAGAATTTCTGAAAACACTGGCAGGGCTGAGTTCTCTTATTCTATGAGCTCGGCCGAACAACGGCGTGGCTTGGAAGGTTGCAGGTTTTTCTATTGGGCCAAAGATCTTGGAAGTGAACATCGCGATCCTATGCGTGACGCTCCTTTTGAGTTGACCCGGTATTTCAACCCGCGACCCTACCCGGCTGATCGCCATGTGACGATGGTGGATGTGGACTACCACATCTCCAATCTCGAGGAAGTTCTCGCTGACAACCCTTCTTTGATCTCGTTCTATACTTTTGAACTTGATCAGGTAGTCAACGGTGAAGGTGACATGGTATGGACCTTTGAATCAGATGGGTCTTGCGTGTTCCAATCCTCTGGAGGTGGTGGAGGCATAGGCCAACGCCCTGGATTTCGCCATCAGTTGTATCTTTATAACACTGACACCATTATCACGCGCAGTGGTTGGCGTTCGGAAACCAAATCTTTTGGTCTCCCCGCCTGCACGATCTACGCAGTGGAGAAGAAACGCATTTCCCCTAACCCGGGAAGCCGCGTTTTAGTAACCCTTGTTCCCCTTGCCCATTATGCATGGCCAGCTACTATTGCCACAATGAGCCTTGAAGGACAACGTTTGATGAAGCTAAACCCTGTGAATGGTGACTGGCTGCACCTTGAGATTATGAATCCTACTGGTCTCTCGGTGAGCATCGCGCGTGTGGGCAGTCATTGCCCCATCACGTTAACGAAGAAGGTCTTCGATGCGTTGAAATCCACCAACGCTACAATTTCGAGGATGACAACTTCAACCGTCAAGTCGTTCACCGACTTCGACTCTGGTGTTTGTTCTGTTCTATGTGACTATTTCAGAGCTAACGCCACTTCCCGGTGCCCGCCATTGGTTTTCCCGCCTGGGGAAGCCATTCGCCGGTGCCAACATCACGAATATGACCCTGAAGCCAGACCCTCTATGACTGCGTTTGGCGGGTGTCTCGTTGACGGCTGCTATGCATTCGACACAACCTATGGCAATCACGTACAAGCCATTGCAGGTCGGGTGCAGAAGTACCATAAACGGGAGCTCACTCCTTTCTCCAACCGTGTGTTTTCGAATGCCGGGGACCTTCGCCGATATATTATGGCTTATGGTGCGGAGTTAGGATTTAGCAACATCCGTCCTATGGACATTCAGGATCTATTTGACCATTTGAGCAAGCCCGGACAGCGGAGACAGCTGGCCGAATTGCTCGATTTGGGCGACCGCTGGGACGATGAGAAACAGTACCAGGATGACGTCGCTCAGATGATGGTCAAACGTGAATCGTACGGGAAGTTCACAGACCCGAGATGCATCACAATGTACTCGAAACGTAACAAGTTCAAGTATATTTGTTTTGTCATTCCAGCCATGGAGTGGCTAAAAGCAGTGTTCCCAAACATGGTTTGTGGGATGACACCGCTGGAAGTCGCTAACACCCTGACTGAGGCTATGGGCAAGTGCACAACAGCAGTCAACGCGGACGCAGAGCGTCTGGACGGTACCAAATGTCCGGAACTCCGCATTATGACGCGTCAAACGATTGCTGGAATGTTCGAACCCACCTTCCGTGAAGAGTTGTATGAGTTGCAAGATGCTCATTGTGACGTACTTGTGCGTTCACTTTACCGTCTGTACTATGAGCTTAAGTCTTCTCAAGGCTCTGGTGCAGGTGACACCACTCTGGACAACAATCTGGCCATGTTGTTCGCCATATATCACAACATCAGGCGAACCAAGGTCGACCAGAATGGCATCCCCAGTCCGAATGGGAAATTTCCGAGCGCCGGCGACGCCATCACCCACCTGGTCAATAAGACGGTGGTTAGTGGTGACGATTCCGTTCTAGGTGATGTTCACCCAGAATGGACAGTGCTGAATACTGCTGAGATGAACCTGATACTCAAGTGTGAACAAATCTTGAGAGGTCAGAGTGGAATCAGCTTTTGCGCCCGGTTTTATACCTCCGAAGTCTGGTTTGGTAACCCCACGAGTTGTATGGATCTCATGAGAGCCCTGCCCAAGTTATTTGTAGCGGTAGGGAATGATTGCAGAAACCCACTCGAAGCGGCCGTCGTTCGGTCCGTGGCTAGACGCCAGTCCGACGCCAACACACCCATTGTTGGCGCGCTAGACGAGCGAATTTTACAGCTCGCCGGGCGAGGACCCAACGATTTGAAACCGTTGACGGTAAACCTGAATGGCAACACCGTCAGATCTTTACTTCCTTACAACTCTTCCATCCGAGTCACTACGACTGGAAACGGCGGATCTGTTGTTGACATTGCCGACTCTGTGCAATTCGTCAATGACGTCCATCCAGACTATTTCCACGTCTTCGCCACAGGAGCTCCACTCGAAGGTTTTGATTTCGATTCATTTGAACAATGGTTGGGATCGACGTCGAGCTTGGACCAACTTCTTCGAAGCGTGCCAGTCTGCATGGCTATCGACACCCCCCTCCCAAATCACGAGGGCCATGTTGATGGTCAGCCAAATCATGTCGGAGTTCCTCCTCGAGTGGAACAATGCTGGACCGAATGCGGTCCTGAGCTCCGTAGATGTTATCGTCAGCTTGCATCTGAAAGGCTCTCTCATCACGTTGGAAATGCAAAATCCCAACTTGGGCGTGGTAAGGCCATTGAGATGGCTCCTAACCCAACTTGTGGACAGCGCGCTCCACCCTCTGAGAGATGTCCGACAGTGGATGCAGACGGACATCCGGCCTCTGCTCCCC